GCAGGTATAACTAAATGAGTTGTGGGTTCACAATAACTTAATGAGGTATAAAAATGGCAAGTCCAAATAGTACATTTACCGAAATAGTTACAACTACTCTTGCAGGATATTCAAAAACTCTTGCAGATAACATAACTAATGGTAATGCCTTACTTCGTCATATTGATGAGAAAGGCAACAAACAAATCGCCACAGGTAGAACTATTGTGCAGGAATTAGAATACGCAACTAACTCAACTGCAAAATGGTATAGTGGCTACGAGGTTTTAGACACATCTACCAGTAATACATTCACAGCAGCTGAGTTTAATTATAAACAATTAGCTGGTAATGTGGTTATTTCTGGATTAGAACAGGTCGAAAACTCTGGTAAAGAAGCAATCTTTAACTTACTTAAATCAAGAGTAAGAAACCTAGAAAAAACTCTTAAAAATACTATGGCTACTGGCTTATATGCTGATGGCACAGGTACAGATGGAAAAGAACTAGGTGGATTACAGTTGATAGTTCCTGGTACAGTCGGAAACACAGTTGGTGGTATTAACTCTACTACTTATAGTTTCTGGCAAAACCAAGTGTATGATTTTAGTACCGAGAGTGTAACTCCTAGTGCTACAACTATACAAACAGCTATGAACACACTTTGGTTAAGCACAGTTAGAGGTGCAGACCATCCTGATGTTATCGTAGCAGCATCTAATTACTTTCAATTCTATTGGAGTTCTTTACAGACCAACCAAAGATTTACAAGTGATGATAATGCTAGTGCTGGATTTATGAACTTAATGTTTATGGATGCACCAGTCTATTATGATGACCAATGTCCAACAAGCAAAATGTATATGCTTAACTCGGACTATTTATTCCTTCGACCAGCTCAAGGTAGAGAATTTTCTCCTTTGGGTGAGAAGGCTTCTGTTAACCAAGATGCTATGGTATTGCCTGTAGTATGGGCAGGAAATATGACCTGTTCAAACAGAGCAAGACAAGGCATTATACAAGCATAATAAGGAGAAAAAATTATGGCTTATATTACTGGAATGGACAAAACTGAAGTTAGTGATACTGCTACTTTCCAAGTTGGTCAAAAAGGCATGGATTCAGCTGGTAACACCTTCAAGTATGTTCAATACGATACTGGTGCTGGAAGTGTAGCAGCAGTAAGTGGACAAGTTGCTTATTACTACGCACCTTCTGGTGCTTCTGCTGGTGCAGTAAATGTAGTAACAAGTGATTTATCTGATTCTAATGAGGTAGGTGCTGGTGTTTTACAATCTGCTCCAACAGACGGACAATATTGTTGGGTACAGATAGGTGGAACAGCAACTCTAACTATCGCATTAACAGCAGGTGCTGATGGAGACCCATTGACACCTACAGGAGCTGGTGATGGTACATTAGATGTAACAGCAGCAGCAACTTCACCTGTGTGTGCATTTGCTATAGATGCTTCAGCTAAAATAATTGCTTGTCAATTTGCTGGTTAGAGCATTATAATCGTGGGGGTGTAATTCCCCCACACTAACAGGAGGTTAATAATGGCAGGAAACAAAAGAATAACAATTTACAGAGATGCTACAAATTCCTTTGATTTAGTAGAAATTAAATTGATTGGCGACCCTAATACTGTAATTTACAAAATGAAAGATAAAGAAGAACAAATTAAACAAGAGTTTCCTAATGAATACAATGCGTATTACAAAAACAAAAAACCTATTTCTAATGAAAAAAAGGAAACACCATTAACAAAATTAAAATCTTTAAATAAAGGCAAAAAAAAGTTTTTTGAAATGGAAGGAATTACATCTGTAGAACAATTAGCAGATTTATCTGATGGTGCTTGTCATGGATTAGGTAAAGATGTATTAGATTGTAGAAAACAAGCTAGAAATTATTTAGCACAAGAACATGATATTAAACCTCAACAAATAGTAGGTAAAGAATGACATTATTAACTATATGCCAAGATGCAGCAAATGAGATAGGAGTTCCATCTCCTTCTACTGTAGTAGGTAGTACCGATACTACAAACATACAATTATTAGCAGCTGCTAACAGAGAAGGTAAAAATTTAGTAGCAGGGTATGATTGGCAAACATTAATTAAAGAAGAAGCTCATACCACATTAGCAGCAGAAAGTCAAGGAACTATGACTGCTATAGCTTCCGATTTTTTACGATTTAGTAATGATACAATGTGGAATAGAACCACAGATAGAAAGTATTACGGACCATTAAACAACGCACAATGGCAAAGATTAAAAGCAAGTGTTAGTAGTGGGATAACTAATTATTTTAGAATTAGAGGTAATTCGCTATTATTTCACCCAGCTCCACCAGCAGGACAAAGTGTTTATTTTGAATATATAGGTAAAAACTGGGTTGACACTAATGGTGATGGTTCAGCTAATGCAACCAGTTATGCAGCAGATAGTAATACAACAGTATTAGATGAAGATTTAATTACACTTGGTGTAATATGGAGATTTTTAAAACAAAAGGGTTTGCCTTATGATAATCAGTTTCAGGAATACCGATTAAAATTATCAGAAAAGCAATCCAAAGATGGTGCGAAGCAAATCATTCGTATGGCAGGACCAAATAGACTATATCTACCTGTTAACGAACCAGAAGGTAACTTTTCACTATAATGCCTGTTAAAAAAGTAAAGGGTGGTTATAGGTTTGGGAAAAAAGGAAAAGTATATAAATCAAAAGGTAAGGCTAAAAGACAAGCTAGAGCTATATATGCTTCAGGGTATAAAGGTAAAAAGTAATGGCAGTTTTTAGACCTACAGGAGAGAGTACATCTCAATCTGCACCTATTGGTGGATTAAACACAAGAGATGCTGTGGACTTAATGCCACAAACAGATGCTATTCGATTAGATAATTTCTTTCCTGGTTCTACAGATGTTAGCTTGAGAAAAGGTTTTACCAATCATGTTACAGGATTACCTAGTACAGTACAGAGTTTAATGTCTTACAGGTCTCCTAGTGCTAATAAACTTTTTGCTGCTAGTAATAATGCTATTTATGATGTAACAAGTTCTGGTAGTGTAGGAAGTGCTGTAGTAACCAGTTTATCTAATGTGCAGTTTCAACACGTTAATTTTACTACATCAGGAGGTTCATTTCTGTTTATAGTAAATGGTGCTGATGCTCCTAGACACTATAATGGTAGTGCATGGGCAACACCTACTTTAAATAGTATAACAGGCTCTACTATAAACAATGTAACAGTATTTAAAGAAAGATTATTTTTTATAGTAAATGATAGTTTAAGTTTTGCATACCTACCTATTAACTCTGTAGCAGGAACAGTATCTACTTTTGCATTAGGAAGTGTATTTAACTTTGGTGGTAAATTAGTAGCTGCTGGTACACTTACAAGAGATGGTGGTTCTGGTTCAGATGATTATATAGCTTTTATAACATCAGAAGGTGAAGTAGCTGTGTATCAAGGTACAGACCCAAGTGATGCTGCAAAATGGTCTTTAGTAGGTGTATTTAAAATAGCAAGACCTATAGGAAAAAGATGTTTAGTAAATGTAGGACCAGAACTTATTGTTATAACAGAATCTGGTTTTGTACCTTTAACTAAAATGTATGCAGAAGATGAAACAAACTACGCAAAAGCTATATCAGATAAGATAAGTGGTAGTATATTAACAGCAGTAACTAATTTTAAATCTACTTTTGGTTGGGAAGCATTAATTTATCCTAAAGGACAATTTGGTTTATTTAATGTACCTAATGATGTAAGTGGTTCTTTTGTGCAGTTTGTAGTTAATTTAAATACAGGTGCATGGGGTAGATTTACAGGACAAGATGCTTATTGTTGGGGCTTATTAGAAGGTGATTTATATTTTGGTGGTAGCACTAAAGTATATAAAGCAGATAATGGATTAAGCGATGCAGGAACACAAATACAAGGTAATGCAAAAACAGCATTTGTCTATTATGGTGGCAGAGGTACATCTAAAAGATTTACAGCTATACGACCTATAGTATCATCAGATGCAGACTTACCAGTTAGTATAGGATTTGATGTAGACTTTAATGATGGCACATCTACTTATACACCATCTAGTGCTACTACAACAGGAGCAGATTGGGATACAGCAACTTGGGATGTAGCAGAATGGGCAGGAACGATTGCATCACAATTAGTATGGAGAAGTGTTGCCGATATAGGATGGAACGCAGCAATACGCATACAAACCAGTACACAGGCACAAAGTATTAAATGGCATAGTGTAGATATTTATTATGAAAAAGGAGTAGGTTTATGATTTTATCTGATAAAATATGGAAGTTATTAGAACCAGCTACAAAAAATGCAGATGATATTAGTAGGAAAGAATTAGAAACTGGATTGCAAACAGGAGATTATAAATTATTTACTTATAAAGATTCTGCTTGTATAACAGGTTATACAAAGAATAGTATTAGAATAGGATTAGGTGGAGGTAAAATGAACGAAGTAAAAAAAATAGTTGACAATAT